TTCGGTTTCCCTGGTTTGTGGACCAGTCCCCTTTACAGGTAGGGGGCTACCTACGGGAAAACCCGCACAGATTAACCTATATTAGACTAAACCACCCTCGTTTACTGTCGGGGGTTAGACATCGTATATTTTACGTCCATACTAGGACAACACCCTCGTTTTACGTCGGGGGTTAGACGTTTGCCCTCGTTTAAAGCCGGGGGCTAGGCAGGTTCAAGGATTGTCGAAAAACTTGAACGGTTGATCATAGACGTACAAGTTGCTCTGCACAGCATTGACGTACCGTGTGGTCGACCATGTGGTCTGAAGTGTACCTGGACCAGAAGAATTTACACACAACCCCAGAGGGGGTCGGTACGCACACATCCTCCAATCATCGCACGCTTGATACCTCACCGTATGCGCTGGAACACGTATAGCAGCATTAGTTTCAGCCGAAGCCGCAGAAATGCTCGTCGCGAATTTCGTGCACCAAGCGACACTGTTTTGCCACAAATCAACAGTTCCGTTCCCCTGGATGATTCCGGGAGGTCTGTTGAAATAGAACACATCAGGCCCACCACGAGGTACACGCACAGGAACACTCCGATTGACATCAATCCCAGTTGGGGTTGTGAAGTATGGTGCATTTGGGTTGTCCACATCACGCGGATCGCACATCCCAGAACCACGAACTAATTCAACACACCCCACCATCTGGTTGTAGTTCGTCCCACCCGTAAACATCGTATCGCCCACGACTGCGGCGTCGAATGACGTCAGGGACGCACTGGTTGAGTCAACAAAATCATTTGGTCCGAACACACTATTGAGATGGATAGGTGCATACCCACTCAACACCGCAACTCGACTCGTCGTCGGGCGCCCCACGGCGTTGAACTGTGCGCTTGCGAGAAATGGTGGTGAACTCACTATGTCGTCCTGGGTCATCGCACCACGTACAAGCGCGAAACACGCAAGAATGACATCCTGAGGCTGCGGTTCAACAAGTAAATAAACCGGGTTCGTCACTCCGATACACCGTTGTGGCAACCAAGGGGCTATACACGTCGTCGTGCAAGTGAATATCCCTTCCCCGACAGCAGTCCATGCGATCCCTGCCACACGGGCACCATCCGAAATAACATACCACGGTTTGTGCATATAGTCCAACGCCGTTGTTACCATACCTTCACCGTTGTCAACCGCAACGTACGTTTCCTGGACAAGCGCAACCTCCGTCTTCACAACATCTTCACTCACGACACCGTCAGCAGGTTCTTCACCCGCCTGCGGGATGAAATTCGAAGGCATCGGAACGACAACACGCGGATTCAACAAACGCCCATAGATACTAATGTCAACACCCGGAGTTACACCTGTGCAGTTGAGTCCAGCTGTAGGAGTCCACAAAACCAAGACATAACCCTCAACCAATCGATTCGGTGGAAGGCCTGTGTTGGTTGTGGTCAACTGGTACCCTGCACGCGTGCCAATCCGGGGCAACTTCATGGTCCAAGTGCGCTCGGCACCAATCAACATCCTGACGTGCGGAAAACCCGTAACTGCGGCAACCGACCACAGAACATTCGAGAGCGAAGAACCATACATCAACCCCAACGGGACTGCAACCAAGTACAACAACCCACCAGTACCTGTACCCGCACTCGCGTGGACGTCGATCTGATACCCCGAAGCCAACCACAACGCATTGTTCAACTTAACTTGATTAGGTGTCGCGTTGATTATCGACGCTGGGAGCACCATTGCGGCGCCCACACGCCCAATAGTCGACGTCATCGTCACGTTCTGCAACAACACAGGATTCAGCGCTGACTCACTGAGCAGAGGTGTTCCCTCCGGAAACTCATCGTACGCAGTCGCCATATCCACATGAAATTCACAATCATCAACATCTGCAGAGTCTTTGCTGGGATCAATGGTTTGATCACCAGTTTGAGGTGTAAAGGTCAACCCAAGCGCGTTTGGAGATATGTTGTCCGTGCCAAAGAACACCAAGTCATCGAAAGCATACTCAACCAAGACGTAGATCGTTGTACCAGTTGTTATAGCACGCTGCGGTGTCAACACCTGCATCGTCAACGTGCCCATCAACGCATCGATATCTGTCCCTAGCGGCTCCGTGAACACATTCGACCCAGAAGTCATCATCTGACACCGCTTCAATTGTGTCACGTTGCAGTTCGGAATTTCCATCTCCAAAACGTTCGACACAGCGGTGTCCATCACCGCAGTATACGTTGAAACGGGTGACGATGCAACAGATGTGAAATCGTAGGCTGAATTGTCGCCTGATCCAGCTACGAAGGCTACAATGAACTTCCCCGTCTGTTGTCCCGGAGACACCACAGTCACACGAACACGCGCACACTTACACATCCAATGCTTCACAAACATTCCCGAAACAGCCCATCCCGGATGAGGAACAATGAGTGACTTACCGCTCCCGACACCATCACTCCATGTCTGACAAGGGTGGAGAGGCAACTCTTGAAACACATAAGCGCCTACTGTAGCATTGTATCCTGAATTGATTCCAAGGACCGGATGGAACCTCGACCCCATTTCCTTCACAGACATCTCATAAGACACACCAACGCCTGCAGATAACCCATCACCCTGGGTCGCCAAAGACCTCGCAAAATCTGGTCCTGACGGATCCGTGATTGGTGGTAGCCCATTCGCATCACCAGTCCAATCCATCACGGGATGTTGCAAGCCCAATGACGTGAGAATCGCGGAATAAGGCTGTGGCATGGCACGCACGGCTGCATGACCAATCCGCCGAGCTATACGGCCAATATTCAACCTGGGTTTCGCAGCACCACCCATCGAGGTCTCAGTCACTGGCCCAGAATTCCCTGCTGCAACCTTCTGGGTCCGCTCACGCGCATCCGTCCTCGCACGGTTGACACGGAATTGCGCCTTCGCGTACGCAAGGCGATCCACCTCATCCTTCGTGTTTGGTACAACCATTATCCCCTCACGGCCTCGCGGAATAACAGCATCACCTTCCAACAACTTACCATCTGGTTCGGCACCCAGGTCTCTCAACAACCTGATCCGTGTCCACCCGAGTTGCTCCGGCACCTCAATGCTCAACCTGTTGCACCCAGTCACCAACCCATCAACAACACCCGAGAAAAATTTCTCATCATGCATTGCCGCCTCGTACAAGGTTGGGATCATGACAGCTCTGAAGTGCTCGACTTCCGTGAGATTCGTATGTCGAAACGCCATTACGTTCAACAACGAGTCGCGGCGCAAAGGACACAGCCACCTCTCCACTTCAGGCTCGTACACAAAGCCACGACCAATGTACGTTGCCTCTTCGATGTTTGTCACATCTATGCCTTTCCTGGTTTTATCGGTAGCACTCGTTAACTCCCAGCCAAGCTCCTTCATTGCATCCATAAACTTCCTTGGATCCAACCCTTCTATATCACCAAGCAACACGTCGTCACCATAAACAAGTGGCCTCGCCGCGCGTACCTTGATATAAGCGGCCTTAACCGTGATGCCCATTGCAAGCGATACAGCAACGATTATGTCACTCACATTGAAGTTACCATCCCAAAATGACGTACAATCCAATCCTGACGACCACATCACCAAAAACAGGAGCACAAGTCCATCAACACCAACAAGTGTCACACCAAGCAGTTTCGCCATTGCCAACAACCCGTTCCAGTGTTTCTCCGACATCGTATGTCGCATCCGAACCGCCTCAAAGAAATCTTGGATCCCTTGTTTCGAGCTTGCCTTGATCTGCAGGTCGTACTTAGGATAATCCCATGACCAAACCTTCCTGCCATGATATCTCGTACCGTACGAACTCCAGTGCATAACGGGATTCGTCCCAACACCCCAGACACCTTCTGGAGGTATGAAAGCGATCCTTTCGGAAAAACATCCGAAAAACATTTTGCAATACATCGACAACAACAACGCACCCGCAAACACAATCCGCTTCCTCTTCCCAGGCCGCAACTTTTCGTCTTTCACGATCGGCTGCGATACCAAATTCGCCATTGACGTCGTGGCAAACAAATTCTTGCCCTCCTTGCCTGCCTCCACCATCGCATTGAACTCCTGCTCCAATTGTTGGTCCTCCCAACGCCAAACACCATCGACCTTCTTGAGCACATCACCCTTCTTCCTAGTGCCCGTGCTAGTAGACCCCGTCGAACTTGACATCGTCAACTGGTCACACACCTCGGCGAATGTGAGTATTCGTACATCTTGCACTGGGACCGCCGATGCAAACCACTCACCCATCAACCCCATCGCCTCACGCGTTTGGTCAGCGTAAGGTTCGGCACGCGTCGCTGCGACAGCTGCGATATCGAGTGCGTTCAACACAGGGTGCATCAACACATCACCCTCGTTGGTCCACGACCCTTCCGGAACCACCTTGTGAACGTAATCAAAACTGTCGAACAAAGACTTCAACCGAGGATTCTCGATCAGCCTCGACTTCGTGACGATCCTGTGAACAGGCACGCGGGCTGGATGGATGTGCAAACACAACTCGTATCCTGGATTCGTGATAGCTTCCGTCAACAAAGGAACTGGTTCACGCGCAACCACAGCGAAATCTTCTGACAACAACTCTACCAGGTCCTCACTCGAAACACGAGCACCAGCACCAAACCCATTGCTTGCGGTACCAGCAACGTGAATACCAACAATGAAACCATGAACATTCACTATTGGTGCACCGCACGTCCCCGAAATCGCACGTGTTGTTGCATACCCAAGACACTTGAGGCTCTGAGGCGCATCAGACATCGATCCACCGTAAGAAACAAGCGTGTCCGTTACACAAATCCTCTCGACCCAAGTCAGCCCAATCAAATCACACCACTCTTTCTCCATGATCTTGTACCCGGTTGTTATGTACTTGGAAAGGTCTGCGAACGTAAGGCCAGGCAATTTGGGCAAAGTGAACAATGAAAGGTCACGATAACCAGGTAACGACCTGACACTTATCTTGTCTCCAACATCTTCCCACATCAACTTCCGGATCGTGGTTCCATACTCCACTGTCAACATCTGTATGTCGACAAGATCGAAAGCATCTGCGAAATGGCTCGTTGTCAACAAATCACCTCGCACAGGAACGGCCAACACTGTCCGCTTCACCTGCTTCGAATGGTAAAGAGTCAAACGAACCAACTTCGATTGTAAATTTGTCACACGCTCGTCAGGTTTTTCCACCGGCAAGGGCTCCGCGAATTCATCAGACGTGTTAGGTACCACAATCCTCCCCAGACGACTTATCTTCCTGTTGCCCACACGCGTAGGACCTGATTGGGGTACAATTTCTGTGGTATCGTCAATCGAGGTCTCGTCATTCACAGCCTCCATAGCTTTCGCCACGGCATAACACACAGCACCTATCGTTGCAAGAATAGCCATTGCCTTTGCGCACTGAACACCGATGTTCCTAACCCCATCCTCGACGCGGTTGGAAACACCCCAGTTCAACGCAGATGTAAGGGGCGCCATAGACACGTACCTCCAAATCCCTCGACGAACGGGGATACCTGGCCCAGGAGGAACCTGGACATCTTCCACCTGTTCCATCGGGGGGTTCAACTCACGAGGTCGAACAGACGAACCTTCACCGGGTTCATCACGCGTGTTCGCAACAACGACAACAGGCTGCTGCCAATGCAACAACCCATGGTCCAACCCAAGATTCCGAAGCACGTCTGCTGCCGCACCTGTCACGCGCCGCTCCAACCGCTTCTCAACACCAGGCACATCAGCACGCAGTTTCCGTATAATTTGGTCCGCAATCAAACGATACACTTCCACAGCACGCATATCACCGTTTGGAAATTCATCACCTTGCCAATCCGACCCACCGTGACGTTTACCGTAATCTCGCAACCTGAAATTCAGATGGTCAAATGTCTCATTCTTGACGACACCTTCTACCACATTCACTTCAAATGTTAGATGGATCCTGCGACGCAACGCAGTTTGGATCTTCGGATCCAAATGCGCCATCCCTTGGAAATCACGATCATTCGCAACAATCACCATACCCTTAAATGCTGTCACCAGAACCATCTTCCATGTCAAAGCAGCAGCCGGGAGGTGAAACTTGTCAGTCATCATATTCAACAACATCTCTGTTTTCTCCAATCCATTTTCCGGGGACGCAAGGTTCACCAGGCAGTCATCGCAGAAAACGAAAGGTGTACCAGGGAAGTCGTCGAAAAACTTGTCACCCAATTGCATCTTATAGACACGAGCGGGGTTGACAGGCTGATTAGGTTCCATCAAAGCCATCATCAACGGTAAAATCGTTTTTGCAAACACACTTTTACCCACACCAGCCGGTCCATAACAGTACACAACAAATGCTCCGGGGGCAACCGCACGCTCATCCAACAAGGTACTCAACCTGTCCATAACACTACGCACACGGCTCTCCGCCGCCATCAACGTGGTACTATTGCGGACACGATTGAAAAGGACAAATTTCTCGACCAAGTGCCTTGCCGCAACATAATTTTCAGCATCCAACTCGTTTCCCACCGTGGAACAACGTTTCACCAACTCATCTGCCTCCCGGATCAACGCTGTGACCTCAGTTTCAGCCTGGGCTCGTTGGTACGCCGCGACAACATCACCCGCCAAGGTGCACATCTTTGCAACAGCATACACAGCAGTAGAAATCTTAGCGGCAACCAACAACTTCTCAAGCAGTTTTTGAAACCCTGACAGCCCCTCAGTCACACGCTTATCACCTCGAGCGGCTCGCACCGCAAACGCAACCTTCGCGGGATCACCGCCAACTACCTCGGCAGCACCCACGGCCACGTCCAACAACTCGACATCATCTGCCGCATTGGGGACCACCACTTGATTCACATTCGGAACAACGAAAATGAACTGCTGTTGCCTCTTGACATTCATGAACTCCCAAATCGAATACAAAATGATTGCCATACCTGTACGCATCGGAATCGTCACGCCCACACGAGCGTGCGACACTGACCGCGTCCACAACGCAATCGCCGCAATAGCCGCAGATCGTTTCGATGTTGAAATCAGCATCACAAAGCACAAAATGAGATCAAGGACCGCAAGCGCCTTCTGAGCCCCCTCGGCTGTCGCACCTACGGCGTTGAAAATGTGTGCTTCCAGATTTCCAACGACACCATGGACAACACCTTGCTCCACACGATGAAGAGCAGCATCCGCTGCACCACGCGCGCCAACAGCCCAGCCACGGAGCCTCTCCGCAGTCATGCCAGACATCATTCCCAAGAAAATCACCGTCGTCAACACAAACCACAACATGCCAAATGGATTCTCGAACTCGTCACCGACGTTCGGATGAACATCAAAACGTGCACCCTGGTTCCATGCAAAACCGCCCGCCATGCCACCTTCCTCATCAATCAACTCTTCCATGTCACACACGACCATGACAGACCCGTCACGAAGAACACCAACATGTCCATCAAACATGCAATCTTCGCGCGTCGCCTTACACTCACGGTCGAACAATACGCGTCGGGCACCCATGTCAGGTACGTGTTCCGCAAGCCAAGGTGATCGTCCAACAACCATCACCAGGCCACCATCACGCGCCCTCACAAATACGACCGACATATGCGTGTCCGCCCATTGGGCACTACCACTAGCCCAAACGTTACCTTCGTCGACCACACACCGAACAGCGCTATCCCTCACAACTACAATTTCTCGTGAGTCCCCAGCACCATCATCAATGGTCTCGACCACGGGTTTTTCACCCGCAAGCAATGTCCTCGCCACGACACACCCCATGCGTTGGGTATGACGTTCGTTGTTTACAACTTCTCCAGTTTCACCGCTGGTACGGCCTCCGCTTAGAGTTTCCGAAATCAACTTTTCACCGCTGGTGTCTTACCACCAAATTGTTGCCGGCTGATGACAGGAGATTAACCTGCACCATACTGCTTTCGCTTGACCTTGACGTCTTTTAAACACAACCGTGAACAGCTCGATTCACTACTATGTCCCACACAGAAAAATAACTTACAGTTACGCATCGCTGCGCACACGCTCGCCTAGTCCATGCACCGGGTAAGTCCACACAGTCACACTCCCGTCATACAATCGGGGAAATGGAATGCACACGCCTTCCACCAGGTGTATAGCTCGCCCAACAACACCTCCCACTCTTCCACAAGGATAGAGGGAATTGTTGGGGTCCTTACCATACACATATCTGGTCGCGAAGACGATATGCTAACCAAAGTGACCGCACACCACACAACACACAGAGTGCCTCAGCACTAAGAGCGGATTCACCGCCTCTCTGCCACACTGGCCACGGAATTCACCGTGCTATTTGAAGTAAGAGGGGGGGGACCACCTACAGGTAGGATAAATCCATCTGAGGGTTACCACAAGTGGGCCCCAACTAG